AGCGTTCACCACATAGCAGGTAGGACAAAAAAACTGGCCCAGTGGCTCGTGTTGCCCCTTTGCGCTGGTCATCACCAGGACGGTAACGGCGCCCCCTGGATGATTGCTGTCCATCCCTGGAAGACGCGCTTTGAGGAAAAGTACGGCAAGCAGCTGGATCTACTACGCCGCTGCATTCGATTTCTCGCCGCCAGCAAGTGTGATGTACCAGCAGAAGCTATGACGGCATGCGGGTACCGGTCGGACTTGGGGGCGCAGCCATGCTGATTATGGGCTATCGCATCACCGATAAAGCGATGAGGGCGGGACTGGCTGCCATTAAGGCGCGTAGGCGTTCTTTTTGCGCGACGCAGATCGCGCGGGAGATCCAGCCCTTCATCCGCGAGAACAAAGGCGCCTGGCGAGGGATGGCTGTATCAGCGGCTGCAGTGGGTGCAGCAGAAGCTCTCATTTGGGAGCAGTTCCGAGCTGGGGCCGTGAAGCCTGCAGGAAGATGGCTGAGCCGACAGTATTGGCGCGCGACAGAGCCGAAATCGATAAGGATTCCGCGATGAAGATGAATGTGCTCATCATTGGCACGAACGCGATCCGCCAGGACTCGGAAGGGCGGTATTGCCTGAACGATCTGCATCGAGCGAGCGGCGGGGAGAACCGTCACAGGCCGTCCCTTTGGGCCGAAAATTATCAGACTCAGGCCCTTATTGTGGAGCTTGAGGCCGAAGCAGGGATTCCTGCTTTGGTATCGATCCATGGCGGACTGGCCTCTGGGACTTTCGCCCGCAAGGAGCTGGTGTACGCGTATGCCATGTGGATCAGCCCAGCCTTTCAGCTTCGGGTGATTCGCGCATTCGACAACCTACAGTCGGGGGCGCACGTAGTGCTGCGCGATTTCGCGTCGGCATTGCGCTTGGCGGCCGATCAGCAGGAAGAAATCGAACGTCAGCGCTTAGCACTGGCAGATGCGCAGCCCAAGGTTGAATTTGCTGAGGCCGTGCGTGCCACTGTAGACGCTATCAGCGTCAGCGATATGGCAAAGCTGCTCGGTACCGGCCAGAACCGTCTGTTTGCGCGTCTGCGCGCTGAGTCGATTCTGATGGTCGACAACCGCCCTTATCAGACCTACATCGACCGCGGCTACTTCCGACTGGTCGAAATGCCATGGTGCGACGCTGATGGCCTTACACACGTCTCTTTCAAGACCTTAGTCACAGGTAAGGGTCAGGTATGGCTGCAACGTCGCTATGCCGCCTCGAATAACACTATTTCGGTGCGTAGCGAAGTACAGCACGCTCCCGCTCACGCATAGGAATTTCCATGAGCACTATCGTTATGTCCATCTGCTGGCCATTGCAGATGCCTTCCTCTCAAAAGGCGGTGTTAATCAGCCTCGCAGATAACGCGAACGACGAAGGTGTGTGTTGGCCTTCTGTCGACAAAATAATGGAGCGGACGTGCCTGACGGACCGAACCGTTCAGAAATGCCTGAAATGGCTGGAGGAGCGTGGGGCCATAAGCCGTCAGAAACGCCACCATCGCAGCACTGTGTACACGGTAACGCCAGCGGGCTATCAGGCGTGGCGTCGTGATGAATCCTTACCGGAAAATTCTTCGGGCGAAGGATCTTCGGGCGAAGGATTTTCGGGGGAAGAATCTTCGGGCGAAAAAAATGTAGCCAGGCCGGAAAATGAGTGCGCTTCAGATCGGAAAAAAATGTCATTCAGACCGGAAGCAGCTTCACCCAGAACCGTAAAGGAACCTACAAAAGAACCATCAAGGAACCGTCAAGGCGCTGCCGCGCCGTCCGCGCCCCCCAAAACCGGCAAGACGAAAAACTCAAAAGCGTCCGGCACGGTGTCGGTCGACCAGTTGGAAGCCGAGGGCGTTGATCGCCAAGTCGCTGAGGACTGGCTGAAAGTCCGCAGGGTCAAGGAACTACCGCTGACCCCGACTGCCTGGGAGGGTGTTAAGCAGGAGGCGCGGAATGCTGGCGTTCCGGTGGCCGACGCAGTTCGCATTGCTGCTGAAAACTCGTGGGCAGGCTTCAAGGCCAGCTGGTACGAGAAGCAGAAGGCCGAGGCCGGGGGCGCTGTCGCTGGTGTCGCCGACGATCTCGCATTCCTCAAGTCCTGGTCTGGCATCGTAGCCAAAGGCAATGCGTTGGGGTTGCGGCAGGATTCTCGCGAATTGGGCCCACATTTCAAGGAGCGCGTGATCAAAGCTGCCAACTTGAGCCCGGAGCAGATCGCTCGTGCTCGCGCTGACTTCGGGGTGAACCTATGACCGTGCTGGAGCTTCCATTTCCCCCGAGCGTTAACACCTACTGGCGCCATCCCTCGAGTGGCAAACTGGCTGGCCGTCATTTGATAAGCGAGAAAGGTCGAGCGTACCGCGCCGCCGTGCTCGAGGCGGCATGTCGATATCGAATCCCGATGTTCCAAGGGCGCGTGAGCGTATCGGTCGACGTGTTTCCGCCTGATCGTCGTCCGCGTGACCTCGACAATATGCTCAAGGCGCTTCTGGATGGTTTGGTCCATGCCCGCATCCTCGAGGACGACAGTCTCATCGACAAGCTTCTCATCGAGCGTTGCGCGGTTTCGAAGAAAGGTTTGGTGCGTGTGTTCATCAGCCCCATACGGATTGCGGAGCCTCAATGACGACCGAGCTGCGGCGATGGGAAATGGGAGATCCGCTATTGATCCTCATGAGCCGCGAGCGGGAGGCACTTAAACGCAGTTGTGCAGGTTGCGCCAATGTGCGCGTCGCAACCTCGCCATTTGGTGAGCCCGTGATTCGATGCCTGAAGGGCAGGCCGTATGGCAAGAAATGCAATCAGTTCAAGAAAGGTGAGGCCGCATGAAGTCAAATATTGAGATCTTGCTTGGAGAATGGGGCGCCTGGAAGAGGGGCGAGAACAAGTCCGGTTTGGGGTACCCAGGGCAAGCGGCCTTCCAGCGCATGCGTGTCGATTGCGAGCGTCGCCCCGATGCATACGCCTTGATGATTGATGATGACCTGCGGCGCGTCGACCAATTTATCACGGGCATGCACGGCGATTACCGTGCCGTCTTGGTGGCACAGTATGTCGCAACGGGTCCGGTAAAGGTAAAGGCGGACCGGTTGAAAACTTCGACGCGTATCTACTACACCATCCTGGAGCATGCCCATCGGTCGCTGGCGCAAAGCATGGGCGGCTCCTACCTCAAGGGATTCGCATCTAAATTGTGCGCACACGTTGCAGAACTGTGCGCACACAACTAGACTCTTTTCTGTAGGCTGTATCACTGCGCCTTCGGTTTTGTCTCCCTATCTCGCCCTGCTTGAGCATTGCTCGGCGGGGTTTCTTTTTGGCAGAGCTAAATGGCCGGAATTCCTCCAGGAACAATCCTCCCCCCAGCGCCGCCGAGACGGCAGGGCTCGATAGTTGTACGAAGCGACGAGGGCAGAGAGATCGTGCGATACCTGCGGCAGAAGCTTGGCATCCCGGAGGGTTGCCAGTCAGTAAGCGTGCATCTCGATATGGATGATGTTATTCGCGTTGATTGCTCATTCGTTCCGCGAGGCTAATGGCACAACGACCTCAGCGCCCTTGCCGGGCTACTGGCTGCCGTGCACTACACCGCAATGCCAATGGCTACTGCGAAGGCCATGCTCATCTGGCTAAGGTTTGGGCGAAAGCATCTGATCAGTCTGGAAGAGGTGGCAGGCCCTGGCGCCGTTTGCGTGACCAGGTGCTTGAGCGTGATGGCTATCTTTGCCAATGCGACGACTGCAGGCGCAGGCCGTTGCCGTTGGTGGCTCATGAGGTTGATCACATCAAGCCGCGCGCTGAAGGTGGCACAGACGACCCGAGCAACCTGAGGGCCATCAACAAGGAATGCCACAAAACGAAGTCGCAGGCCGAGGCTTTGAGAGGCCGCCGAAGGTAGGTGCGCAGATGCTTATAAGCAAATTCGGCGATTTCAAGCAAAAGTCCGACCCCAAAAAAATCGGGTTGTGAAGGGGGAGGGGTGGGCAAAAAGTTCAGCGGGTCGCGGCCGGACACCTGCCGCTCAATCGTTTTTTTGCACCCGCGAAAAATGAAATTCAGGAGTTGACCTATGGCGGGAGTCGCAGGCCGGTCGGGCCGCAAGCCTAAACCGGTCGCGCGCAAGGTCGCTGCAGGCAACCCGGGCAAGCGGGCGTTGAACATTCAAGCGCCACAGTTTGATGCGGTGGTCAGCATCGATCCGCCCAATTGGTTGGATGGGCCGGGTCGAGATTTATGGGTGCACCTGGCGCCGCTGCTCTGCGCGCAACAGGTGTTGCAGGCAACTGACATTCAGAACCTGGAGTTCTACTGTTCCGCCTATGGTCGATTCCGAGAAGCTGAGAGGCATATTGCTGAGAACGGTATCGTCGTAGACGGCGCCCAGGGTGGCATGGTGAAGAATCCGGCCGCCACGATCATCAACGAATCTACTCGGCAGATGGCCACGTTTGGCTCGCTGTTGGGTTTGGATCCATCGAGTAGACAGCGTTTGTTGGGGCCAAAGAAGCGCAACGCCGGCGATGAGCTGGCCGCCATTCTGAGCATGTGACATGGCGAATCAGAAGTTTCCGCGCGTGGCGTTGGCCACGCAGTTCGCGCGCGACGTGGTGCGAGGGAGGGTCCCTTGCTGTCGATTCATAACTATGGCATGTCAGAGGCACCTCGACGACCTGGTCAAGAGCAAAACTAGAGATTTCCCCTATCGGTTCGATCCGGCCAGGGCTGAAAAGAAGCTTCGCTTCATTGAGTTCTTGCCGCACACCAAGGGAGAATGGGCGCGGCTCAAGCAAAAGGTAAAGCTCGAGTCGTGGCAAGCGTTCGGCATTGCGTGCACCTTCGGCTGGGTGCGCAAGAAGGATGGCTTACGTCGCTTTAGGGAATCGTATTGGGAGGTGCCGCGCAAGAATGGCAAGAGTGTGATTGCCGCCGGCGTCGCCCTCGGTATGTTCTGCGCTGACGGCGAATTCGGTGCTGAGGTGTATAGCGGAGCCACGACGGAGAAGCAAGCTTGGGAGGTGTTCCGGCCGGCCCGGCTGATGGTCAATCGCACACCCGAGTTGAAAGAACTGCTGGGCATCGAGGTCAACGCAGGAAATCTGAATCGTCCTGAGGACGGGAGCCGCTTCGAGCCGATCATTGGGAACCCGGGCGACGGCGCATCTCCGTCGTGCGCGGTGGTGGACGAATACCACGAGCACGATGCGGATGATCTCTACGTGACGATGCAGACCGGCATGGGCGCGCGCCGCCAGCCGCTGATGTTTATCATCACGACCGCCGGCGCGAATATCGCGGGACCCTGCTACGACAAGCGGCAGGAAGTCATCGAGATGCTCGAGGGGCTGGTGCCTAACGACGAGCTCTTCGGCTGGATCTGGACCATCGACGAGGGTGACGACTGGACCGACCCGAAGGTGCTGGCCAAGGCCAACCCGAACATAGGTGTGTCGGTCTACGAGGATTACTTGGTGGCCCAGCAGCAGCAAGCCATCCGACGCGCACGGTTCGCAGGCAAATTCAAGACGAAGCACCTGAACGTGTGGACCGCGGCGAAATCCGGCTTCATCAACATGGCCAAGTTTATGGCTGCGCCGTGCCAGGACGACAGCCTATCGCTGGATCAGTTCAAGGGTTGGAATTGCGTCCTAGCGCATGACCTGGCGGCAAAAATCGACCTGACGGCGCAGGTGAAATTGTTCTGGAAGGACATTGCAGGAAAGCGTCATTACTACTGTGTCGCACCGGTGTTTTGGGTGCCGGAGGATACAGTGCAGGGGACTGAGAACCGCCGAATGGCCGATCGTTATCAGGCGTGGGTTGCTTCGGGACACTTGATCCAGACGGAGGGTGCGGAGATTGACTACCGCGATGTGTTGGCTGAGGCGCTAGAAACCAATGAGCTTGCACCGGTTATCGCGAGCCCAATAGATCCGCATGGCGCCGCGAACTTGTCGCACCAGCTAGATGATGAAGGGCTGAGTCCCATCACCATTATCCAGAACTACACCAACATGGCCGACCCCATGAAGGAACTTGAGGCTGCCGTGCTGTCGGGCCGATTCCATCACGACGGCCACCCGATCATGACTTGGTGCATCGGCAACCTGATCGCCAAGTACCTGCCTGGTAGTGACGATGTTATGCGCCCGATTAAGCAGGGCAATGACAACAAGATCGACGGCGCCGTCGCGCTGATCATGGCGATCGGCCGCGCGATGGCGGGCGCCGACGGGCCGGATCTCTCAGACTTTTTCAACAACGCGGTGATCGGATGAAACATAAAGCGCAGAAAGTTGGTCGGCTCCGCGCCGCGGTGCTTGGCTGGCTGGGCGCGCCGTTTGGGCTTACCGATGCCGATGCATGGGCCCGGCTGGGAGCAAGCAGTTCGGCGGGCGTGAACGTCAATGATCGGAACGTCCTGCAGTTGTCCTCAGTTTGGGCTTGTGCGAGGCTGATCTCTGAGACTATTGCCACGCTTCCTCTCGGGATTCACGAGCGCACGACGAATGGAAATCGACCAGCTCCACAGCATCCCTTGGACTTCATCCTGGGGGCGCAACCGAACGCGGATACCGTGTCGTCGGTGCATTGGGAGGCGGTGGTGGCGGCGATGCTCCTGCGCGGTAATGCGCGGTGTGAGAAGTTGATGGTCGGTGCGCGCGTGGTCGGTGTGCAGTTCCTGGCGCCATCTCGGCTGTCGATCTCGCGCAAAGGGGATGGCACAAAAGAGTACCGATACACCGAAGACGATGGCCGGCAGCGCGTGATTCCGGCGACCCGGATCTGGACGATTCCTGGCTGGTCCTTGGATGGAAAAACCGGAGTGTCGGTGATCCATTACGGGGCTCAGGTTTTCGGCGCAGCCCTGGCCACAGATGAGGCTGCCAGCGGAACGTTCAAGCGCGGATTGATGCCTACGACGTGGTTCAAGTATCCCAAACTCATGAAGCCTGATCAGCGGAAAGAGGCGCGAGAGTTCATTGAAGATCGACTTTCCGGGGCTGTGAATGCCGGAAAACCAGCGATCTTAGAGGCCGACATGGAGGTCGGCACCCTGGGGATCAATCCGAAAGATGCTCAGCTTCTGGAGTCGCGAACGTTTAGCGTCGAAGAAATCTGCCGCTGGTTCCGAGTGCCTCCATGGATGGTGGGTCACACAAATAAGTCGACCAGCTGGGGTACAGGCATCGAGCAGCAGATGATCGGCTTCCTGGTTTTCACTCTAAGCCCTTGGCTCAAGCGCATTGAGCAATCCATTGTCAAAGAACTATTCACTCCCGCTGAGCGTTTGCGCTACTACCCGAAGTTCGCCGTGGAGGGGCTGCTGCGCGCGGACAGTGCCGCGCGCGCAGCCTTCTACAGCGTCATGGTCAACAACGGAATCCTGACCCGTGACGAGGTTCGCGAGCTTGAGGACCGCGCGCCAATGGGTGGCAATGCCGCGGTACTGACGGTGCAGACAGCGCTAGCCCCGCTGGACACGCTGGGTCGTGACGCAGGTCGCGCGCTGTCCGCAGTTGAGGCTGTTCAGAAAGCCTACCTCGGTGTGGGTAAGGTGATTACGTCTGACGAGGCTCGCGCAATGGTTAATCAGGCTGGTGCCGATCTCAAGGTTCCTGGGCCTGTATTTATCGAACCTGCAAGCAATCCATAAGGAAGTCCCCATGAGCATGAAGAACCTGCCTGCTGCGCCGGCCGGGCGGCCTTGTGCTGCCGTCTCGTCGTACGTAGCCCCGAGAGCGCTTGATCGCTGGGAGGCTGGCATTCGTGCCGCCACAGAAGACTCCGCGGAGCGAACCATCAGCGTCTACGACGTGATCGGCTATGACTGGTGGACTGGCGAAGGCGTGACGGCCAAGCGGATTGCGAGCGCGCTGCGCGCTATGGGCGCTGGTCCGGTCACTGTGAACGTGAACAGCCCTGGCGGTGACATGTTCGAGGGCCTGGCCATCTACAACCTGTTGCGTGAGCACCAGGGTGAGGTAACGGTAAAAGTCATGGGCCTCGCTGCGTCTGCAGCATCGATCATCGCTATGGCTGGCGACACCGTGCAGATTGCGCGCGCCGGCTTCCTGATGGTTCATAACTGCTGGGTCATAGCCCAAGGCAACCGTCACGACCTGCGCGAGTTCGCTGACACCATGGAGCCGTTCGACGCTGCCATGGCCGATATCTATGCGGCACGCACGGGCCAGGACCTGGCGGTGGTGCAGCGCCAAATGGACGGAGAGACCTGGATCGGCGGTAGCCAAGCCATCGAGCAAGGCTATGCCGACGAGCTGCTGCCGTCTGACCAGGTAGGCAAGTCTGACGCGAAGACTTCGGCTAGCGCAGTCCGCCGCATTGAATCTGCCCTGCGTGCCGCGGGATTGCCCAGCAATGAGGCCAAGCGCCTTATCCATGATTTCAAGTCCGGCTTGCGTGATGCGGCCGGCGGCGGTGGGCGTGACGCCACCGTGAATGGCCTGCGCGATGCGGCCGCACTCAGCACCACGGCCAGCCTGGCCGCATCTCTCACTACCATTTTGAAATAGGAGCCACTATGGCAACCCCTGAACAACAGATCGAACAGATCAACGCTAGCCTGAAGACGGTTGGCGATCAACTCAAAACGATGGCCGAAAAGGCCGACAGCGATATGCGTGCGCGCGGTCAGATCGACCAGCAGTTGCGCGCTGACATCGACAAGACGCTAACCCAGCAGGGCGAGCTGGTGGCGCGCTTGGCTACCGCCGAACAGCTTGTGGCGAAGCTGGACAATGGCGGCGGTGCCGCCGGGCGCCCGCAGTCCATGGGTGAGCAGATCACCGAAAGCGAGGATTTTCAGGCATTTGCGTCGAACCCGCGCGGCACTTTCCGTATGCCGGTGCAGGCTGCCATCGGTTCGGGTTCTGGATCCGCCAGCGACTTGATCGTCCCGGACCGCGTTCCCGGCATCCAGGCTCCGATGTTGCGGCGTCTCACTGTGCGCGACCTGATCAGTTGGGGGCGCACAAGCAGCAATAGCATCGAATACGCCCGGGAGCTTTTGTTCACAAACAACGCCGCGCCAGTCGCCGAGGCTGCGCAGAAACCCGAATCTGACCTGACGTTCGAGGCCGATCAGGCGCCTATCGTCACGATCGCGCATTGGATCCACGCATCTAAGCAGGTCGTGGCCGATGTGCCTATGCTGCAAAGCTATATCGATGGCCGCTTGCGTTATGGCCTGAAATTCGTCGAGGAAGCTCAGCTGCTTAAAGGCTCGGGTGTAGGCCTCAACATCAACGGGATCTATACCCAGGCTAGCGCCTACGCAAACCCGGGCGTGGTGCTGGCGGCTGAGACTCGCATTGACCGTTTGCGTTTAGCGCTGCTGCAGGTTGAACTCGCCGAGTACTGGGCTGACGCCATTATTTTGAGCCCCATTGATTGGGCGGCGATCGAACTTACCAAGGACTCCACGAACAACTACATGTTCACCAACGCCCGCACCACCATGCAGCCGGGTCTCTGGGGGAGAAATGTGGTCCCTACTCAAGCCATGGACGCGGGAGACTTCCTCGCTGGCGCGTTCGGCGGTGGTCTGGCCGTGCAGGGATGGGATCGTGAAGATGTCAACGTGCAGATTGCCCTTGAAGACCGTGACAACTTCATCAAGAACATGGTCACCATCCGTTGCGAAGAGCGGGTTGGTCTCACTGTTTACCGGCCCCAGGCCTTCGTGAAGGGTGACTTCACCGGCATCGATCCAACCACCCCTTAACCAAATCGGGCAGCGGCCATCCAGGCCGCTGCTTTTGGAGATGGCAGCATGAGAGTTAAAGCGATCGCGTCATTTGAGCACGGCTGTACGCGCCGTCGGGATGATGAATTCGACGTGTCCGACAAGATCGGGAAGCAACTTGCAGATAAGGGGTTGGTTCGGAAGCTTGGCCAAGACCAACCTGACGATCAATCGGAGCCGGCCGATGCGACGGGGCAAGCACCCACAGCAAAGCCTGCGCTTCGAAAGAGTGCCGCAGGAAAGGGGTAAGAAATGTCGGTCGTCCCTCTTGCTACGGCCAAGAGTTACTTGGATGTGATCCACTCGGCTGATGACGTCAAACTGCAGATGCTGCTTGACGGAGCTGAGGACGAGGCCGTGCAGTACATGAATCGCGGTTTGCTGGAACCTGTTCCAGCTGAGGTCTTGGTTGATGGCGCACTGGTGCCGGCCCCACCTCTGGAAAAGCCTTTGGATAGCATGGTGTTGGGCATCATGTTGTTGCTGCAAGCAGCCTATCAGGCTACACCGGACGACGCCGAGAAATTGAGGCGTGCGGCAGAAGTAAAGCTGACGCCGCACCGTATTGGCTGGGGGGTGTGATGCTTGCAAATCGACTCCGCCATCGCGTTACATTTCAGAGGCTTGCGGAGCCGCTGCGCGATGAGAACGGCTACATAATTCCTGGCTCGGGCGATTGGCAGGCCGTAGAGCTTGTCGGTGGCATAAGGCTCGAGGACGTTCCCGCTGAGGTTCTGACTGGGCCTGGGCGTGAGTTCCAGGGCGGTAGTGCAACTCAGGCAGAAACGTCGGCCAGAATCAATTTCCGATGGTTTCCCGCGAATGATCGCGAAATGGCTGAGTGGCGAATCCTCTGGGATGGCCGGATCTACAACATTACGTCGGTCGAGACGGATGCGACGGCGCGCCGCGAATGGCGCCTGCGTGCCGTCTATGGGCCAAGTGAGGGTCTGTGATGAAAGAACAACTCGACAGAATTGAGGCAAAGCTGGACCAGAACAACGCCACGCTCGCCGCGCTGTTGGATGCGCTCGACGATCAGCAGGAGGACGAGGCTCCTGGTCTGTCGCTCGATGGTGATGTCTTGCTGTCTGAGCGGGATGCGCTGGAGCCGCTGTGAGGGTGTCCGTGGATGTGAATGACCCTGGCTTTGCGGCGTTCAAGCGCCTGGGCGGCTTTGGCCGAATCAAGGTGCTGCTTAACGGACAAGCTCTACGTCGATGCATCACTGCCGACAGCAAAACTGGCTGGGCGACAGTGTATGAAGAAGACGACCAGGGGCGCCCGATTTTCAACTCTAAACGTAACGCGGCTCGGCGCAAAAGAGTACGGGGAAAGATTGAGATCACGGTGAAGCGTTATGCAACTTGATGTAAAGCTGAAGGGCGTAGATGGAGCGCTCGCCACCTTGAAGTCGCTCCCGGCCGAGGTTGTCTCCAAGCGAGGCGGCCCGGTAAAGTTGGCCCTGGCTAAGGGGGCGCGGCTGATTCGTGACCAGGCCAAAGCAAACTTGCGCGCAGCGATTGCGATTAACGACGACGAGTCGACTGGCTTGCTGGAGAAAAACGTGATCGCAAGCCGCGGAAAGCCGGTGTTTGGCGGCAATGGGGAACGATATCTCGTGCGAGTGCGCCGCAAGGCCTACGACCTGGGAAAGCTTGGGAAGCGACAAAAGGCAGGGAAGCGCGTCACCACGCACAAGACCGCGTCGCTGCTCGAGTACGGCTCCAGTCACCAGCCTGCCACTCCCTGGCTGCGTCCCGCAATTCGCCAGAAGGGAGAGCAGGCGATAAGCATGATCACGAAGGACCTGATTCGCCGCATCGACCTAGCGGTGAAGAAGACTGCCGCCCAGAATCGGGGTCGATGATGCTGCCGCCCGTCTATCGGACTATCCGTACTCCGATGGTGCAAGCCATCGTGGGCGAGCGTATTTATGGGTCCGGCAAAGCACCGCAAGGCACCCCAACGCCGTACATCACCTGGTTCTCGGTCGTCGGGCAGCCGTATGACCAGATCAGTGGTGCTCCGTGCGGCGATAACGATGCCATCCAGATTGATTGCTGGACGGGGCCTGCTGACGATCAGGAGGTCGTCTGCATCGGGTTGGCGAGCGCAGTGCGCGACGCGCTGGACGCCGCTGGAATAGCAAATCGTCTAGTGGTGCACCTCCGTGAGGAAGGTACCGATTTTTTCCGTATTGGCCAGCAGGCCGATTTTATTCACAGCCGCTGATTCCCTTTCCCCTCAGCCGTCTACCCGCCTCATTCAGGCGGGTTTTTCTTTTGGAGTTTCGCCATGAGCGTAAAGACCCAAGGCACTCATCTGTTTTTCGTAGATTCCACTCAGCCCGAACCCTCCGTCGTGAAGATGGGTTGCCCGACCGGCATCCAGGGGGCGACCAATGGCGCGCGCGATCAGATCGACGATACCTGCTTGGATGCCACTGAGGATCGTTCGTTCACGTCGGGGCTGGGTAATCCTGGCGCGTCGACGGTGCCTTTTATTCTCAAGCCTCAAGATGGAAGCCACTTGTCACTGTTCGAACTGAAGAAGTCGGGCGTGAAGTTGCCGTGGCTGGTCGCACTGTCGGACGGTATTGCAGCCCCCACCCTGTCCACTGACGGAAGCTTGGACATTAGTGCCATCGATCGAACGACCATTGAATTCACGGCATACGTCGCTGATGTCGATATCGATATCGCAACCAATGAAGTGGTTCGTGGCACCCTCACGCTGCAGCGGTCGGGCAGCTTCAACTTCGTTCCCAAGCAGGTGTAACGATGCTCGATTCGTCTTTGTTTGTTGGTGAGGAAGTGCAAGAGCGTCCGGTAACGCTTGCCGATGGCAAGACTTACAAAATGTACTTCAAGGAGTATTCAGGGGCGGATTTCGCAAGATATGCGTTGGCATCCAGATCCAATGATATGGCCGTGCGATGCACGGCTATGGCGACGCTGATCGCCGCAAGTCTGTGTGACGAGAAAGGGAAGTCTGCGATCACATTTGAGCGCGCTTGCGCCTTGAAGCCCGGGCCAATGAACGCAATCTTTCAGGCGGCGCTGGAAGTCAATGGCGCGACCGACGTCAAGCAGGGGAAAAAGGGAAAGGACTGAGGGCCAGGGGGGAGGATTATTTCTGGCACATCCTCGCACTGGCCCTCGGTGGTTGCACAGTCAGAGAACTCAAGCGTCGGATGTCAAGACGTGAATTCCTAGAGTGGGTGGAGTTCTACGAAGAGACGCCTTTTGATGATTTTCATCGGTATCACCGTCCTGCCGCGTTGATTGCTCAGCGCATGGCCGGCGGCGATATTCAATCGTATTTGGATTGGCTGTTACCCCCTAGGCCAAACCCGGAAATGTCCGGCGCGGATCTGACCACGCTAGCGAGTTTCAAGATCAAACCATCCACAGGAAAATAATGGCAACAGCTGGAAGTATCGTCGTCGATCTGCTGATGCGCACCGGATCGTTTGTGACGGATCTGCAGCGCGCATCCAAGGCTTCGAAGCAGCGCTTTAAAGAGATCGAGAAAAACGCGCAAGATACAGCCGCTGGCATCAATAAGGCCTTCAGAGGGATATTGACTGGCACTCTGCTGGGTGTTGGCGTCGGAACGATATTCAATAAGTTTGTCGACGAAACCAAGAATGCGCAGGATGAGCAGGCGCAGCTGGCCGCTGCGATCCGTTCAACTGGGCAGGCTGCAGGCTATTCCATTGGGCAGCTCAATGAAATGGCGACGGAGTTCGCAAGCAGCAGCGTCTTTAGTGAAGGGGAGATAAACAGCGCTCAAACGCGATTGCTGTCCTACACGGGCATCGTCGGCGATATGTTCCCACGAGCAATGCAATCGGTGATCGACACGGCTGCCCGTATGGGTATGTCTGTCGAGCAAGCTGCTGAGACAGTGGGGCGTGCGCTGGACGTTCCGAGCGCGGGAATGGCATCGCTCTCAAAGCAAGGCTTTAGATTTACGGACGATCAGAAGAAGCTCGTCAAGCAGCTTGAGGCTACTGGGAAAACGGCCGAGGCACAAGCTATCGTGCTCGAGGCCCTCGAGTCGTCCTATGGTGGTGCCGCGGCGGCCGCAAGAGATACGTTTGGCGGTGCGCTGCAGGCGCTCCAGAATCAGGTTGATTCACTGATGACGGGAGAGGGCGGTAGCGTCGATGGGTTGACCGCGAAGGTCAACGAGTTCACGGATCTGTTGGGGTCATCGGAGACTAGGCAGGCTTTCGCTGATTTCACCAGCTGGATTGCCGATATATCGAAAGCATTGATCACTGCGGCAAACGACTTTGCCGAGGGCATCCGGTCGGCGGGGGGATTTGTCGGCGCCTTGCGAACGTATGGGTTGATGAATCCTTTCAATAGTCATGCGGAAAATGCAGCGAAGTATCGCAAGGAGCTTGAAGAACTGGATGCGCTCATTAAGCGGGTCAATGCAGGCGAAGACAATGCATATGGCGTTGATCTTAATGAGCGCCGACGCCAGCTGGTAAATCGAATTGCGTTTTCAGAACGTAAGGATTGGGAGCAGTTCGATGAGGTTCTACGCAGTTATTTAAAGGTTGGCGAAACGGGGGGAGGAAACGAGCCGCCGACGCTGCCTGCGATAACTGTGAGTGGAGGCAGTGGGGGCAGCGCTAAGAAGCGCCTTGACGAAGGCCAGCGGCTCATTGATCAAATGACAAAGCGCATCGCGCTTATTGGCAAAGAGACCGAGTACGAAAAGCTGCTAGCGGAAGTCGCAACAGGAAGCATCACTTTTCGCACCAAGGCGCAGCAGGATGAGGCTTTGGCGCAGGCGCAGGTGCTGGACTTTCTGGTCGAGCAGGAGAAAGCCTACGAGCACAGTCAGGAGCAACTGCAGAAGTTTTCCAAAGTTGCCGAGATCAAGCTCGACCGTCTCGGCGAGTTTGGAAAAGAGGCCGCGCGGAATATTCAGGACGCGATGGGCGACACGTTCTATAGCGCCATCACGGGCAACTTCGACAACATCGGCGCTTCATTCGCGCAAATGCTGGCAAAAATGGGGGCCGAGTTGGCGGCCTCGGAATTTGCGAGATTCTTGCTTGGCGACTTTAGC